ATGAAACTCGATAACGCGAAGGTATTCAGCTATCTCCGTTTCTCCGACCCTCGCCAGGCAACTGGCAGTAGCGCGGATCGCCAACTTGCTTACGCTGCCTCTTGGGCTCTCAAACGAGGCATGGCGCTTGATGCCACTCTGACTTTGAAAGACGAGGGCCTGTCTGCCTATCACCAGCGACATGTCACTCAGGGAGCATTGGGGGTTTTTCTTCGTGCGATCGAGGACGGCCGTATCGCTAATGGGTCTGTTCTTGTTGTAGAAGGTTTGGATCGCTTAAGCCGAGCAGAGCCTATACAGGCCCAGGCTCAGTTAGCGCAGATCATTAATGCGGGCATTACTGTAGTTACCGCGAGTGATGGTCGTGAATACAACCGGGCGGGTTTGAAGGCTCAGCCTATGGACTTGGTTTATTCGCTCCTGGTGATGATAAGGGCGCACGAAGAGTCTGATACCAAGAGCAAGCGGGTTAAAGCCGCAATCCGTCGCCAGTGCGAAGGCTGGGTGGCTGGTTCATTCCGTGGGTTGATCCGCAATGGTAAAGATCCCCAGTGGGTGCGCCTGACCAATGACGGATGGGAATTAATCCCGGAGCGCGTCGCGGCAGTAAAACGGGCGCTTGAGCTTTATCGGCAAGGGCTAGGCGCCGGGCGTGCTGCAGCAGTCATGCATGAAGAAGGTTTCCAGTTAACCGACGGGGGAATTTCCGGGCTGCAGATATACCGAACGATCAAGCTACCCGCGCTACGAGGCGTTAAAAGGTTGAGCCTTGATGGTGAGGACTACGAGCTTGAGGAGTATTACCCGCGAATCCTGTCCGATGCGGAGTGGAGTGATTTACAGCACCTTGCAGGCCAGCGGTTGCGTCGGAGAGGGGCCGGCGAGATACCAGGCATCATCACCGGTGTGGGACTGGCTTATTGCGGTTACTGCGGCACGGCATTGGTCGCGCAAAACATCATGAAACGCCGGCGCTCTGATGGGAGCATCGCAGATGGTAATCGTCGTCTGCAGTGTACTTCTTACAGCAAGAACGGTGGTTGTTCCGCCGGTGGCAGCTGCAGTGTCGTACCCATTGAGCGTGCTTTGTTGAGCTTTTGTTCTGACCAGCTCAATTTGCAACGTCTCTTGCAATTAGGCGACGACGGTAAAGGTGTTCGTCAAAAGCTGCTTGTTGCCCGTGCCGCATTAGAGAAGATCACTACACAGCTAGGGAAGGTAACTGACGCCTTACTTGCGGACGAAAGTGGTGCTTCGCCAATTGCCTTCATTCGTAAGGCCAGAGAGTTGGAGGAGCAGCAAGGAGTGGCTGAGCAAAATGTAAAACGACTTGAGTTTGAGTTGGCCGCGATGTCTTGCGCAGTTCGGCCAGCGCAGGCCGATCGCTGGGAGGAACTGGCGGCCCAGGTGTTTGCAGGCGACTACGGAGCGCGAGAGAAGGTCCGGCAACTGATCATGGATACGTTTGAGCGGATCGTGATCTATATGAGAGGTATGAGTGCCCAGGACCGTAAGGGGCAAGCGATCGACGTCCAGTTGCTCTCGCGAACTGGGCAGCACCGTTTGATTCAAATTGATCGTCGCACGGGTGAGTGGGTAGCGAGCGAGGATTGGGGGTAACCTTGTGGGGCAACAAGTAGCTACCATATACTGTTTATATGTACAGTAATGGCAAGGAGCATTTATGTTGCAAAGCGCCTGCATTCCGCAGAGGCCCCCTTCACCCTATGAGCTTCTCAGCTATCGCATTCACCGCCAAGTGAACAGCCCAGCAGCTCAGTACCGAAGGAGGACAGTGATCACACGGCAGTCGGGAGAGTTGGAAGCCGATTGGGACTGTCTGCTGGAGCAGTTGGTTGTGGAGGATAGCGTGCGTGTGCTGCCGTTGGAGGATGGGGGCGTTCAACTGAGCTGGACCAACCAGCATCCCAGTTGAGCCATGTGAATTTACCGGTGGTTAATTTAAGTTACCGGCGGTATTGATTGTTTTGGTTACCTGCGGTTAATCTATTCCGAATGTCCATTCCAGCGCATGGCGCTGTTCGGTTTATATCGGAGGTTCACCGCATGCATACCCTTTACTTACCACCCTCTGCCCGGTGGAGGCTTTCACAACAGATCACCCAGAGCGGTGTTTTTCTTCATAACCTCTACGATGACAACGGCGTGAGCTGTGCGACGGCTACGATAGCTATTGAGCAGTGCGAGCGTGCCGTATCGATGCGCGTTGAGCTGGGTGACAGTATCAACAGCATCACGCTTGCCAAGCGTAAGGACACAGGAGTCCGGGCTGTCAGGTTTCTTGAGGGTTTGTTGAGTGGAGTAACCGTCAGTACGGTACCTGAAGTTGATGAATACCTACTGGTGAGCGATTTGGAGTTGACACTACGGGAGGCGTTGCGACTGCAGCGGGGCACATATGAGTTGCCTGTCGAGGGCATTGAAAGTCTATGGCTAATGCTCCGATCAAGTGCCAGTGAGTCAGCACGTACCGTCTTTCACTTTGAGTTGGATAGTGTCGGCATCACCTTGCCACTTAGGCTTCCAGCTGACCGAGTTCAAGCCTATGAACTTCTGTCTGCTTGTGTTCAAGAGTTTGTTGCTACCTATCGTCGAAAGGGGTGAAGAATGCTCACGGATAACGAAGGTATGACCCTTGCTGTTTCAGCATTGGACAAGCGTTTGCTCGCAAAAGGAATTGCTGGATGGAGATCCGCCAATGCTGAAATCGATATGGCTATCTCATCTGAAAACTGGGGTGCAATTAACGGCGCCCAACATGATCGGTTTCTGCACGCAAACACGATCGCGCTTATTTTTCACAAATACACCGACACCACGCTAGAGCAAGGAGTGTAGCCATGATTGGTATTCCCAAAACGGGCACCTTGGAAAATGGCTGCATCAGTGCAAATGTCACTAGCGGTTATCAATTCACCACCGCCGATGGCCGTCCTGCTCGATTAGCGATTATTGATGACCAAGGAAATGTCGTAGAGTCTGGCGATACAGTGGCCCGCGAGGCGTGGAACGTGTGCATCGCCGTAATCAAAAATTTCAAAATTGGCCAGGGTCACATCATCGTGCACGCGGCTCCACCTGGCCTGGCGCCTGCAGTGAAGGCGCCTGCTACTCGCAGTAGGTTGATCGTGGGGCAGGGCCAGTGACGGTGCTTAAATGACTACCCCAGCAGAATGCGTTGCCAATGATCTTCAGCGATGATTGCGATAGGTGTGCCATTCTCACGCAGCTCTACTGCACGAAGAATTTTCGCGCCATAGCTGCTGTGAAGCCATTGCTCGTTGCCAATGCTACCAATGACTAAGTAGTCGACTTTTTTGCTGACTCCGGGACCAATTGCCCCGCCACGCTCTCGTACCAATCGTTCACACTCTTTACGCGGGCCAAATGCCATGGTGCCGGTGAAGACAAACACATTGCCGTCGCACTCCACGTGTGGTGCTGGCTGGCAAAGAGGCAGGGGGGTTGGAGCGGTGTGGATGCTTGGAGCTGATCCAGGGGCGCTTATGCCTGCAAAGCCTCTGAGTGTTTCCAGCAGTTCGGTTGATTCATCCTCATCAAGGACACCATCCTGCAGCATCGAGCTAATGCGCTGGTACAGAATGTTTACAACCGGATCATCCAGGTGTGACATCTGACTTTCGATCCACTGGCGAAGGAACTGGGCCTCTTCAAGGGTGATAACGCCGTCGGCAGTGACTCCAGCAGCAAGACCGGCAAGCATGTTCACATTGCGGCGGTCCATACGTGCAGTATTGAAATGGCGACTTTTTTCGAACTCATTATGCAGGTCTGACACTGTTCACGTTCCTTGTTGAGACACTTACATGCCTGTGATTTTTGCGTCGATCGCCCTGCCAATTATTTCCCAGGCTCCATCAAGACAGATGGTTTGATAGTCGGGATTCAGCGGAACCAAGTAGCCGAGGCCAGCATCCTGGTCGTACTTCTTGAACGTGGTTTCGCCGGTAGAGTTGTTGCGAGCGATGTAGAACTTTCCACTGATCAGGTCGAAACCTTCAGGCTGTATCAGTATCGGGGTGCCTTCAGGGAAGGTTGGCGGGTTGTCCGAGGTCATTGATTTACCTTTGACCCTCAGCCAATAGCCACGTGGTCCCGCGTTTTCAGTCGATGACAACCACTCATCAGCGATGCCTGACGGGTAGCAAACAGACGATTCGACGGCAGCTCCAGCAGCCACCCAAGTGATCAAAGGGTACTCCCGTGCCTCTCTATGTGGCTGGAGCATTGGGCGCACGTTGGCGTGGTCTGCTGTCAGAGCTGCTATCTCAGAGGCTAGCCGTGGACTGAAGCTCTCCACCGGCTCATCTATCAGTCGTGCGAGAGCTGATGCGAACTTAGCATTTAGCGCATTTGTTCCATTCAGATAGTGAGCAACTGCTGCTGGAGTGATACCGACCTCATCGGCAATTTTCCGCTGATTCAGCTTGAGAGCATTTTTCTTCGAGAGGAAAAGCTTTTGTGCGGCTTCGCATTCAGCAAACAGTTCGGGAGGTAGGGGCTTCTTCTTGGTCATGAGGAGACTATAAACCGTTGGTTAATGAAATTAAGTTACCTGCGGTATTGTTATGATGGTTACCTGCGGTTAATATTCTCTGGTCTAGCCAGAGATCCCCGTCATGAATCAGATCCAATTGCCTGAACTGGTTGCGAAAATTGGTCAGGCTGCAGTCGCCGAGGCATTTGGCATCAGCCCCGCAGCAATTCATAAAGCGATCAGATCCGGTCGCCAAATCATTGTCTCCATAGAGCCCGATGGCACTTACTCGGCTCATGAGCTACGCCCATTTCCTGCTCACAAAGCGCCGACTTCTGGCGCGTTGGAGAGTTATGGCTGCGGAGTAGTTGGAAGTGTGGAGAAGGCTATGGGTTGTCAGTCAGAGTGACTATGTCCACTCCAGGACAACTGTCCGTATCCCGTGACCAGGTGCTGGTGGCCCACGCCGCAGAAATGATCGCCCGCACGGGGTTCAGCCAGGATGACTTCGCCCAGGCATTGAGCGCGAACTTGCACCGTCAGATTTCTTCCAAGGCTGTCAGCAAGGACGTGCCCGATTTTCTAACCCTTGCCCAGGGCAACGACACCACTACCTTCCTGAGAGCTTCTGGCGCCTGGCTGCGCCGCGTTGGACGTTGGCTTAGTGGTGAGGTGGATCTTCCGGCTTGGGTCGAGGAGTCCTGGGTAGAGGCGCTGGAAGGCGACTTCAAAGACTGTTGTATCAACGAGCTGGCCAGCCGTCATGGCCTGACTGGTGCGCGTGAGCTGGATGGCGAAGGCAATCCCCTGGGCGCGTTCGGGCTACTGGTGGCCAGGCTCGGCAATACCGTCGCGTTGGGCAGCGAGATTCTTGCTGATGGCCGTATCGATCGCGAAGATCTGGACAAGTTGCCAGAGTTTGTCGATCGGCTGCGTTCGGCGGAGGCTCGGTGCAGCGAACTGCGCTCGCGGGCAGAGGCTGTGCTGCTTGAGCAGTCCGAGAAGCCTCACGTGTCCCGGGCGAACTAGTTTCTGTGACTACTCTGGACAAGGACATCCAACCGCGATCAGCCCGCGGCCGTAAGGGCAGCCCCAGTAAGGGGCGACCTGTTGCTGTGCATCGAGACAAGAAAAGTCCCCACGCCGCTCTAAACGCGCCCATTCGGCCGCCTCGGTATTCCGCTCCACGCCGGTTAACTGGTCAACAACTGAAAAACCCGCTGCTGCGCATGGCGTTCTCCCGACTCAGCCAAATAGGCGACCTACGCGGTAAGTATCTGCGAGACCTGGACACCATCCACGGCGGTCGCCGTACGCGCTCTGAAAAGTTTGTAGCCTTGGCCAGGGCGTCCGAGCAAATGCTGCTGCGTCTGGACTTGGCCACCGGCGTGCTGGGATGGCTTGATGTCGAGCGCGGGCAGTATTTTCTAAACACACAGTGCGGCATCGCGGAAGATTGCGGTATGTCCCCTGCGTCCCTTAACCGGCTTATGCACAGCCTGGATGTGGCCGGGTACGTTTACCGGCGAATCGAGAAAGTGCGGCTGGATGAGAAGGACGAGGCTGGACTTAACCTGGTGCGCACTCGCGTCCTGGTGCGGTTCACCGAAAAGTTCTTTGCAGACCTGGGCGTGCGCTACCTTTGGTATCGGGCAAAAAAGGCCGCGATCAAGCGCAGGAGCAAGGAGCTTCGTGAGGTCAGCGGCCTACGTGCAGCACGTCAAGAAAAGGCGTCATTGGAAGAGTTCCGGCGACAACAGTCCCGGAGCAACTGGGAAAAGAGTGAGGCGCGCAAGGCGGCTCATGCTTACAGTCAGTACGAAACACTGATCCCTACAGACAGTTCACATGGGGTGGCAAAACCTCCCATGGAGCCCGACAGAGGCTCTGGCGGCGTGGATGAATCCATGGCGCGCTTACTGCGCAACGTCCAGGTCAAGAAAGACACCCCCCCGAACTAATCGCATCCCCTGCGAGGCCAGGTTACGCCTGGTGGTCGAAAAAACACCCTCCCGCTGTACTTGCCTCACCTGCACGCGTCGTAATGCGGATTAACGCGTACCGTCTCCCCCCATTTTTATCGTCTTTTTCCAACGGCGCCGGCGTGCGCGTGGACGATCCAGAAGGCCTTTTAATTAAATGGAATTTTAAACCCCAGTCAGCAACCCCAAAGGGTATAAAAAAGAGGTTTTCGAGGTGTCCACAGGGTCAGTGTGTTGGGTACATGATGATGCCTTCGCCCAAGGGCTCAGTTCGCTACGCTCAGCTTTTTATGACAGAGCGCGGGCTGCGCGCCCGCCCAGCGGCAGGGCAGTGCCCTGCACCCATGCTAGATACCCAGCACTACGTGCCGGGGATCCAGCGGACACAAGGCGGTAATCGGGCGCGCCGAGGTGAGTTGTAAATTTCACTGGCAGCGATCGCGGGCGTGTTCTGGCGGTGCTTCTGAGGTTTTGGGGTGTAGCTTTGCCGCGCAACCGGCCGCTACGCGGGTACCGCCGCACCACGATTGAGGGAGTCAACGGAGATTGTGTCGGCGGCTTATATGCCTGCGTTGCAGGCATTCTGATCGGTAAGCCGCGAATGCTGGGTAGCGCCCCTTGGTGGCACTGCCTCAGTGGGGTATGGGGGAGTGTGGGTGTTGGTGATTCTGGTCCTAGGGTTAGCCAGGTTGTCCGGCGCCAAATTGCAGGAACAGCTCTTGCTGTTGTTCCGCTGGCAAATTCCTGATTCGCTCGACCAGGAGCGTTTCCAGGCGTTGTGTCGGTGCTCGCAAGGAGTGCTTGAACGTCAGTTCGGACACCCATGTATGCCCGCATTTGGCGTCCAAGCATTGGCAGTACAGTTTCACGTAGCCCCGAGTAATTTCCTCCCGTGAGCTGATACGCCCCTTGTGATCGCAGGCAGTACAGTAAATTCGCATGTTTCCCTCCCCAGGGTTGAAGAGCCATCATTATGCCTTTGCTGTTGGTGATAATCACTAAATACTGTTTATTTATTCAGTGTTTTGCATGGGTGTTTCTGGGGTTTTCCAGCTGATTCTCCTGTCTTGTCTTAGCGCATCGTTAACCTGGTTGAACAACTGACAGATCGGCCGGATCTCGTTGCTGGTGTAGACCCGATCAATCTTTTCGATATCGCCAAACCCGCCGCTGTTTTCCGGGATGATCCCTGCCAGGGCAGGGTTCATACGCCAGGCAGCGATCACATCGTTGCGCGTGATGTTCTTCACTTTCTCCAATTCGTCCTTGGCCTGGAAGTCCCCCACGGGGATGATCTGGATCGCGTTTTCTTTGCCGTTGGGGATGTTGACGAACATCGAGCGGAAGTTGCCCACGCCCTTGCTGGCGCTGATTTGGGCGCGTAGGTTCTCTTCGTCTTCTTCGGTCAAGTCGGGGTCGTTGGTGTAGAAGATGTAGCCCGCGTGCGCACCGTTGCTGTAGTAGCGCCGGCGGAACAGAGTCGCGGCTTCGTTGAGCAACAGCGCCTGCAGGCCGCCCAGATAGTCGGGCACGCCGTAGATGTTCTGTTCCACGTCGTAGTCCAGGACGTGCTCGACCTCGTCCTGGTCGAAGTCCATGTATTTGTTGTCGGGAAGTAGCATCCTGAAACCGCCGTCTACCTTCACCCGCATATTGATCGCCGGCAGGTGCTGCATTTCCAGCACATGGCCGAAGGCGTTGCTGTCGCGGTAGAAATACGCCTCCCCGAACACCATGTAATCCAGGCCCGCTCGACCCATGGTCTGCGTGCTGCAGCCATCGGACGGGATGAACTCACGCAACAGCAAGTTGCGCTTGAACTTGGGGATTGCGCCGTGGTGCGCGTTGGCGCGCAACAGCTTGGCCAGGCCCGCCCGTGACACCGGCGGTTTGTAGATTTCGCCGTCGTCGCTGGGAAATACCCCCAGGTACTCGCCGATGTTGCCGGACAGCACTTGTTCCGGCTCCCCGAAGGTGAACGCCCGCATGGGCTGTGGCTGTTGCACCTGCTGGTTGGCTCGGGGTTTTCTGCGTCGTTGCTTGGGCATGGTTTCCGCTCGTGACATAGCGGCTACGGCGCCGCTTGTTGGTGTTCAGGGGTTCATTGGCCAGGGCGTGCATCACGGCCCAGGCAATATCGGCGTGGCCAGTAGCGTCGGTGCGCGAAGCGCTGTAGGTGACCTGGCCGCTGGTGGTGGTGCCGCGCTTGATGGTCAGGAAAGCCTGGGCGATATCGGTCCAGCCGGCGTCCCACTCGATGCGGCTGCCCTGGATCGTGTCCTGGGCCTTGAGGACCAAGGTGTTTTTGGTCTCCAGGCTGTAGTGGATCGGCGTGGCCTTCGCGTAGAAGTCGCGCACCAGGTCGAACACGCCATAGCCCACGCCGGTGATATCGATCCCGATGTGTTGCACGTTGAAACGCTCGGTAAGTTTTTTGACCTGGGCGGCCTGGTAGGTGAACGAATGCCCACGCCAGCTGTGCTTTTCCAGAATGCGGAATTTCGCCCCAGGTTCCAGTGGTGGGGCGACCACCACACAGGTCGCGTCGTCGCGGGTCCGACTGGGGTCGTAGCCCAGCCAAACAGGGCTGTTGCCGAATGGCCGATCTAGTTCGGGGTCGTAGTCTTCCCACAACGACAGGTCGGAATAGCACCGCTCCAGATCCTTGAGCCCGAACGCGCTTTGGCTGCTGTCGATGAACTTGCAGTAGAACAACTGCTGGAACTTGTCTTCGTCGTACTCCAGCTGCAGTTGCTCCAGGTCGAACAGATCGCAGCCGCCGGCGATGGCGTCGTCCAGGGTGATGGTCTTGCGCCATTGGCCATCGGGGCACAGCGCGCCCTGGGTGTAGGACGCCTCGGTAGGCCAGGTGCCGCCAGCTTTCTTGCCGCGTTTGCTGTTGCGGAATTCTTCACCAGACCAGAACGGGTACGCTTGGTGCGATACGGCGCTGGGCGTCGAAAAATAGGTTTTGCGCCATTTTTTGTGGGTGCCCATGGCGCTGGCCACGGTGCTGAGTTTGTCGAAGTCGCGGATCCAGAAGTATTCATCGACGTAGACGTGGCCGTGGTAGCCCTGGGCGGTGCTGCTGTTGGTACTGAGGAAGCGCAGTTCGGCGCCGTTGCTGAGTGTGATCGGGTTGCCGGTCAGCTCAATGTCAAACCACTGTTTGGCAAACTGGATGATGTAGCTGCGGAAAATTTCCGACTGCGATCGGCTGGCCGACAGGAACACCTGGTTGTCGCCGGTTAGCACGGCATCCATGAACGCTTCGCCGGCGAAGTAGTAAGTGAGGCCCACCTGGCGGCTTTTCAGGATGTTGCGGATCCGGCACGTCAGCGGGTTTTGCTTGGCGGCGAACAGCTCCTGCTGATAGCGGTACATCTTGCTGATGAACTTATCCAGGAAGTCGACTTCGGTCAGCCCGCTGATGTCGTTCTTGGCCTTCTTTTCGCGCTTCTTCACGCTGCTATCCCCACGGCCCGACCGTTCCCCACGCGCGCCCTGGCGGCGTTCCTGGGGCTCGCCAGCAGTTTCCCCGGCCGGTGCCGGCGACGGTTTCACCGCTTGCTTCAACAGGCGCTCGCGAACGGTGGTCAGCCGGTCCAGCTCGTTCAGCTCGTCTTTGGTCAGGCTGCTGGCTTTGTCCAGGAGGAGGGTGATCCGACGGCCGACGGCCGTCAGCGGTTCCTCGTCCGACAGCATGTCTTCCCACCCGCCCTGGCGGATCCAGTAATAGACGATGCGGATGTTGGGCAGGTTGAGCTGCGCCTGAATTTCCTTGGCCTTACAGCGGCGTAGAAACAGGCGTTTGGCGGCTTCTTTAACTTCGGTCGAGTAGTACATGGGCCGCAGTCTATGCGGCGAAAACGCTGGAAACGCGGGGTTAAATTCCGTGATCCACCTATATCGCGGATATAGGAGAAACGCGCAAACCAACCGTTTGTTTGAGACCCTGCAGCTCCCTATCGTGGCGGCTCATTCGACGATTGAGCGCAGTTATCGCCCATGCCCCGTTCCCTTGTTTCATTCTGGAAACGTGTCGCCACCAGCGGCATCACCGCCGATGGTCGCGAGATCCTTCCCCAGGAGCTGCGCGACATCGCTGAAACCTACAAACCTTCAAAATACACGGCCGTGATCTGGTGTGATCACAAACGTGCGGAAGGCTCTTTCGGCACTGTTTACGCGGTCCGCCTAGTTGAAGATGCCGATGACCTGGAGGAAGAGCAGGTTGCCCTGGAGGCCCAGCTCAAGCCCAACGACCGCCTGCTGTACCTGAATGATCAGGGCCAGAAGCTGTTCACCAGCATTGAGATTTGGCCGAATTTCGCAGGCAGTGGCAAATCTTACCTTACCGGTCTTGCTGTCACCGACGAACCGTCGAGCCTCGGCACTCAAGAGCTCTATTTCTCACGACAAACCAACAAAGCTACGTATTACGCCGCGTCCGTTGAACTGGGCTCCTTTGAAGCTGAGCCGCAGAGTGAGGTCGGTAAGTTGATCGGCTTACTCACTGGTTTGTTCAAGCGCTTTTCCACGGATGCCGTGCCCTCCGAACCCACCACCCCAACCGAGAGCAAACCCCCAATGGATGAAGCTACCGCAACGGCCCTCAAAGCCCTGCTGGAGCAGCTGCTTGTCGTCGCTGCCGGCATTCAGGCTGTAATTGAGCCCGCCGCCGCAGACGCGCCAGAACCCGACCAGGCACCAATCGACGATGTAGCAGCAGCTGTCGACGATATTGTCGCCACCGCCGAAGATGAACGCGAGTTCAACCGAAAAGGTGGTGCCACCAACAAGGCATTGTTGGCGAGCATGGTCGCGCTGCAAAAGCAGTTCACCGCTTTGCAGAACAACTCCAATGGTCGCCAGCTGCCGCGCAATGCCGGCCCAGTAGCCCCTGTTAAAAAGCGGGTGCTCTGACATGGCCCAGCCGTTAAGCGCCCGTGGCGCCAAACAATATGCCGAGCTGCAAGAAGCGATGGCCGAAGCGTACGGCGTCGAGCGTTCGAGCCGCATGTTCAGCGTGGACCCGACGATTGCCCAGGAGCTGAACGACGCTATCACTGCGAAAGCTGACTTCCTGGAGCGAATCAATGTCACCCCAGTCAGCGAGATCAAGGGTGAAAAAGTCTTCATTGGTGTGAATGGCCCGGTCACTGGCCGCACCAACACCAAGACCACCGATCGCGAAGCCAAGGACGCTTCGGCGCTGGACAACACCCAATACGAACTGGCTGATACTCAGTCGGACGTGGGCCTTCCGTACGCCAAGATCGATGCATGGGCGAAGTTTCCCGACTTCAAAGAGCGTTATTCCGCCGCTGTGCAGAAGCGCATCGCGCAGGACCGAATCGTTATCGGTTTCCATGGGACGCACGCAGCTACCCAGACCGACCTGGAGAAGTTTCCCAAGCTGCAGGACGTGAACAAGGGCTGGCTGCAGCAACTGCGCGAGCAGGCCCCGCAGCAGGTGCTGAAAGAGGGAACCACCGCCGGCAAGGTCACGCTTGGCGCCGGTGGTGACTACGCCAACCTCGATGCCCTGGTGCATGACACCAAACAAATGGTGGACGAGATCCTGCGCGAAGACGGTGACCTGGTTGCAATCATCGGCACCGATTTGCTCGCCGCTGACAAGGCCAAGTTGTACACCAAGCAGGGCGACACGCCGACCGAAAAAGAGCGCATCGAAAACGCTCAGGTCATTGCGACCTATGGCGGTTTGCCGGCGTTCAGCGTTCCGAACTTCCCGGTCAACGCGGTGTTGGTCACCAGTTGGGACAACCTCTCGATTTACTACCAGGACACCAGCTGGCGTAAGCAGACGATCGAGAACCCGAAACGCTCCCGCGTCGAGGACTACAACAGCCGTAACGAAGGCTACGTGATCGAGCAACTGGAAAAGATCGCGTTCACTGAAAACGTCGAGCTGGTGGTCGCGTGAGCCTGGCCCTGGCGCACAAGCGCCGCACCCTGGCCTTGGGCAGCACTGCAGTAGCGGCGCTCGCCGCTGCTGCAAGCTTGGCCTACTCGCCGGCCGATGCCCTGAGCAGTCCCGCCAATGCGCGCAAGCACTTGCTGTTGCAGGAAGCGGCATTGGACCAGGATCTGGAGCGCCTAAGCGCGATGAAAGGAGCTTTGGCAGGACGCCAGTTGCTCAAGCGCGACGAGCTGCTGCCCAAGTACCAGGAATACGTTCAGCGCTATTGCGAGTCGGGCCTGAACTTCCCCAATCGCGTTGCGGTGCAGGTGATGGTTTGGCTGTTCGATACCGCCCAGTTCGAAGATGCGCTGGATCTGGCCGACTTCCTGATGGAGCAGGGCCAGAAGATGCCGGAGCGTTTCATGCGCCGCGACATCCAGACCTTTGTTGCTGATGCGGTAGCCGAGTGGGCCTATGACGAATACAACGCGGGCCGCAGCCCTGAGCCCTACCTATCCGACCTGTTGCCCCGCGTTGACGGCGAATGGGACCTACCTGAGCAGATCCCGAGCAAGTACCACAAGTTGATTGGCATGCGCGCTATGGAGGCCGTGCAGTGGGAAACCGCGCTCAAGCATTTGGAGCGCTCCACCGAGTTGTACCCGAAAGCCGGCAACGACACCCGCATCAAAAAGGTCCGCAGGGCCTTGGAAAAACAAGCGGCCACTACCCCGGCCACCGAATAACCGACTACCCCCCAGCGGGGACCTGTGGAAGTGAGCCGCCCATTTATGGACCGTCCCACTAAAAACAGGCTCCCCGCCCTATTTGAGCGGCCAGCAATGAGCTTTTCCGGGAAACCCACCACCTTTGTGGAGCAGAAAATAGAGAACGACGGTTTTTGGCCTGACCTCTCTGTTACCGAGTTCCAGAAAGAACAACGCCTGCCGGCGGAGTACCTGGTAGAGCTGCTGGCCGACGCAATTTACACGGCAATGGTCGAGGTCAATTACGACCTGGTGCGGTGTAAAGAACGATGGAAAGGCGCAGGCGTGCGCAGTGTTGAGTCCGCGGACTCTACCGTGCTGCCGGAACGTACTTTCCAGATCAAACTGTACAAACGCGCGGTTTACTGCCGCGCAAAGGCGAGCGCGTTAACGCAGTTCGCCACCGTCACCCGCCGTGAAAGCGCAGAGAACGCTGGCAAGGAAGCCCCGGAGCGGGCGGAAACCTTTCTCGCTTTCAGCCAGCAGGCCGTCCGTGCCCTGCAGGGCCGTGGCCGCATCACGGCGGCGCTGTTGTGATCCAGCTTAAGGCGTTGACCGCCTACCTGATGGAACGCCGACTGGTGGAGCCTGAGCAGTTCGACAGCTGGACCGAACAGGTCAGCCTGGAACTGATCTGGAAGCCCGACCGCGACGGCCTGCACATGTCTGATATGCGCTATCGCGCCGTGTTCGCCCTGGAGCGTTTCACCGACCACCCGGCCAGGCTGATGGCCCTGGTCGCCAGTTGGCTGGAGACCCACGACCCCGATCGGCACCGCCACGACCTGCCGGCGCCGCTGTTCGCTGTTGAGCCCCTGGACGCCGACACCTTCGACGTGGAGCTGTCCCTGGAATTCATCGAGCCGCAATACCTGGCCGAAGATTCCACCGGCGAGATCGAGGCGTTCGGCAAGACCTGGGCGTTTATCCCGTTCGATCTTTGGACTGCTGAACAGGGCGAGGTCGATCATGGCGCGTAGCACCCTGGAGCTGGACGCCCGGGGCTACCTGGGTGTGCGCGAGCAACTGGCGCTGCTGAGTCTGCCGCCGCAGTTGCGCCGGCGTTTGCTCAACAACGTGACCAAGCGCGTGCGGACCATGAGCCGCAAGCGGGTGCGCGACCAACAGAACCTGGACGGCTCGCCTTTCGAGGCCCGCAAGGGATCGAGCAAGGGCAAAAAGAAGATGGAAGCCGGCCTGGCCAAGCTGCTGCAGGTCACCCGCGTGAGTGCCGACGAGGCTGAACTGGGCTGGCGTAACTCGCTGACCCGGTGGGTCGCCGCCCAGCAACACAACGGCGTTTCAGAGCGGCGCACGGCCGCGCAGATGCGCCGCTGGAACAAGGTTCCACCAGGCACCGCCTGCACCGACAAACAGGCCAAGCGCCTGCGCCGCCTGGGCTTTCGTACCCGGCAGAAAGGCAAAAAGAGCCTGACCCGCCCGTCAGTGGCGTGGATTCAAGAGCATGTGAACTACGCCCAGGCCGGCCTGTTGATCCGCATTTTGAACGACGAACGAACCGAATCTACCGGCGCGCAGAGCTGGGATATCACCTTGCCCAAGCGCCAGTTCCTCGGCGCGAGCAGCGAACGTGACACCAGCGTGCTGGTTAACCAGGTGCTGCAGCAAATCCTAAATTCACCCCGCTAACGAGGCACAGCATGGCACTTGGCAAAGTCAGCGTTAACAATCTCAATCTGGGCCAAGGCGCCGTGACTGAGATCGAGCGCTATTTTCTGTTCATCGGGGTCGGCCCGAAAAATACCGGAAAATTGATCCCCCTCAACACCGACAGCGATCTGGACGGCGCCCTGGGCGTTGCGGCGAACGACCTGAAAACCCAGGTGGCTACAGCGCGCCAGAATGGCGGTGATCGCTGGGCCTGCCTGGCGGCGCCGATCGGCAGCGACGGCGACTGGAAAACCGCCCTGGAGATCGCGCAACAGCAGGGCTTTTCCGTCGAAGCGGTGGTGATCACCACGCCGGTGATTGCAGGCACCGAACTGTCAGCCATGCATGACACCGCCGTCAGCCTGGGCAATGTCTACGGCCGTCGCGTGTTCTTTATGGCCGCGACTGCCGGCATCGCTCCGCCGCTGACTTGGGCGCAGTACCTGCTGGAACAAAAGCCAATCACCGCTGACTTGGCTGCGCCGCGTGTATTGGTGGTGCCCCAGCTCCACGGCAATGACCTGGGCGTGTTGGCTGGCCGTCTGGCCAATGCCGCCGTAAGCATTGCTGATAGCCCCATGCGCGTGGCCACTGGCCCAGTGTTGGGCCTTGGTCCTGTGCCAGTTGATGCCGAAGGCGTTCCGTTGCCGTCCGCGATCCGCGCCGAGTTGGACAAAGCCCGTTTCTCGGTCTCACAGACCTATCCCGACTACCCGGGCGTGTACTGGGGCGACGGCAACATGCTGGACACCCCGGCCAGCGACTACCAGGTCATCGAATATCTGCGCCTGGCAGACAAGGCGGCGCGCCTGGTGCGTCCGCTGTTGATCCGCCGCGTAGCCGATCGGCGCCTGAACAACACGGCCAACAGCATGGCGGTGAACGTCAACGCGCTGATGGCACCCCTGCGCCAGATGGCCAAGTCGGTGAAGTTCGCCGGCGAGGTGTTCCCGGGCGAGATCGAATCGCCGAAAGACGGTGACATCGTGCTGGTCTGGAAGAGCAAAACCGCTGTTGAGGCGTTTATCAAGCTCAAGCCCCACAACTGCCCGAAAGACCTCACGGCGAACATCGCCCTGGACCTTTCCAACGACGATTCGGAGTAACCCCCATGTCACGTATTGGCGGCAAGAACTTTGACGTGAACCTGGGCGACCTCCTGGTCCACGTCGAAAGCTGCACCCTGGATATCACCGACAACAGCAAGACCGCACAAACCCGGGGCGTGCCTGACGGCTACGTCGATGGCGACGTATCGGCCGCTGGCGAGTTTGAACTGGACTCAACCAACTTCGGTTTGCTGATCGACGCGGCACGCGCTGCCGGCAGCTTTCGCAAGCTGGAGGCGTTCGACTCGGTGTTTTTTGCCAAGGCCGGCGACGACGAACTGCGCATCGAGGCGTTCGGCTGCAAGTTGAAGGTTTCCAGCCTGTTGAGCATCGACCCCAAGGGCGGAGAAAAGACCAAGCACAAGGTGCCGTTTGAGGTAACCAGCCCGGACTTTATCCGCATCAACGGCGTGCCGTACCTGGATGCCACCGAGATCGAGGGCTTGAGCTGATGGGTGATTGGCTCGACCACGCCAAGGCGATCGAGGAGCTGGAGCGCGAGCGGTCCATTCAGGCCCAACTCGCCCGCCCGCGTCCCTCGGGGCCGAGCCGTAGCCACTGCCTGGACTGTGACGAACAGATCCCAGCCAAGCGCCAGGCCATGGGCGGAATCACCCGCTGTACGCCATGCCAGACCACTTTCGAGAAGGGAAACCGCCGATGACCAACAGTCTGCGGCCAAGCCTCAACGAGGCACTTTCAGAGCCCGGCCGTTTGGCCGGCCTGGAGCAAAATATGGCAATCATGGAACACCGCCTGACCTACATGGAAACCCGGCATGAATCCGTGCCCATCCGTGTCAGCAAGCTGGAACAGCAGTTTGAACACATGTCTGGCCAACTGTCGGAACTCAACGTGGGCCAGCAGAAGCTAACCAGCGTGGTATCCGGCATCGGGACCAAAATTACCTGGGCGCTGGCGGTGGCCAGCACGCTGTGGGCCATCCTGCAGATGTTCGGGCCAGTCCTGTTGCGGGTGCTGTTCCCATGAGCCTGCGCGGCAAGATCGCCGCCGGCGTCCTTGCTCTGTCCAGCTCCACGCTGGTGGTGTTCCTGGGCACCTGGGAAGGCAACGGCCAGAACACCGTGTACGCGGACAAGCTGGCCCGTGGCCTGCCGACCGTGTGCAAGGGCATCACCCGGCACACCAGCCCTTACCCGGTGGTTGTCGGTGACTACTGGTCAGACGCCCGGTGCGATGAGGTGGAGCAGCTGGTGATCAGCAAAAGCCAGCTGCAGTTGGCCGACTGCATCACCAACCAGGACGTGGGCCAGAACACGTTCGATGCCCTGAGCAGCCATGGCCACAACTTCGGCACGCCCAGCACCTGCGCCAGTCGCGCCGTGGGCCTGATCAATGCCGGCCGCATCAAGGATGGCTGTGAGGCCCTGGCCTGGGCGCCTGACGGCAAAACACCGGTCTGGGCATTCATCACCACCGCCCAGGGCAAAAAGGTGTTTATCCCGGGGCTGCACGCGCGCCGATTGGACGAGGTCAAGCTGTGCAAGGCGGGCTTGTGATGCTGCGCGAAGCCCTTTTCCCGTTGGCGCTGTGCCTGGTGGCCTGGTTCGGTTTTGGCCTGCTGGAAGGCCAGCGCGATGACGCCCGCCGCGAGCGCGACAGTGCCTTATCCGAAGTGGCCGGGCTGCGCGAAGCCGCACGTCTCAGCGGCGAGATGCTGGCTGACCGTGACGCCATCGACCTTCAACGAACCCAGGAACTGAACCATGAACGCGCTGAAAACGATGCTTTGCGCCTTGATGTTGGCACTGGCCGTAAGCGGCTGCCAGTCAAGGCCACCTGCAGCGCCCCAACCGCCGGCAAAACCGGCGCCGGCGGCCTGGCTGATGCAGGAGCCGCCGAACTCACTGCAGACGCTCGACAAGATTATTTCACCCTCAGAGATCAACTCGCCCTTAGTCGGCAAATGATCCTGGGCCTGCAGGACCACGTGCGCCGGATCTGCCTGCGCTGACCCTTACTTTTACCCCTGAACGGAGCAACACCCATGACCGATAGACGCGAAATTACCCTGGAGATTGGCGACCAGGAATTCACCTTCGAACTGACTCCCCAGGACGTGACCAAGTACTTCAACGCCGTGACCCAAAACAACAAGGTCTCGCCGGCGAACAACCTGTTGGTGAACACCGTCAAGCAGGAACAGCGCGCCTCCCTCAAGGCCCAGTTGGGCAACCCGGTGCTGGTCATGCAACTGGCTGGTGCGCTCCTGGAAGAGTACGGCCCGGACGTTGAAATCATCGTAAAAAAGCCCTCGACCACGCCGAACGACTGACCGAAAACGGCCTGGGCCAACTGGTAGCCCTGGCCAGCCGCTGGCTACCTGGTGCCGAGCCCACCGCCGAGGTGATGGGCACGGCCAAATGGCTGGAAGACGAACACTGGCGCCGGATGGAAATCGCCATCGCTAACGGCATCGCCTACGCATTGAACGGATAACCCTAGATGGCTGACCAAAGCGCCCGCCTGGCCTTTATTTTGAGCCTGACCGATAAGGTCACCGCGCCCCTGGGCAAGGTGAAAATGGGCTTTTCTGACCTGGCCGAACAGAGCGAAAAGAACATCAAGACCATGGGCTTTGGCCTGGCGGGTCTGCTGGGCGCTGGCGCGGCCATCAATCAGTCGTTGCAACCGGCCCTGGAGATGAACCGCGCCCTGGGCGAGGTCCGCTCGCTGGGCGTGGCCGAAGATGCGTTGAACGCGCTGAACCGCAAGTCGCTGGAGTTTTCGGTGGCCTACGGCGAGAACGCCCGGGACTTTGTGGCCTCGGCGTACAGCATCGACGGCGCGATGAAGGGGTTAACGGGCAGCCAACTGGCGATGGTGACCAATGCCAGCAACGTGTTGGCCAAGGCCACCAAATCCGATGCCGATACCATGGGGCAGTACGTTGGCACCATGTACAGCCTGTTCAAAGGCCAGGCCGATGCCATGGGCAAAAGCGAATGGGTTGAAACCCTGGCAGGCCAGACGGCGACGGCGGTGAAGCTGTTCCGCACCAGCGGCGCGCAGATTGGCGAGGCGTTCAAGGCCGCCGGTGGGCTGGCCAGCACTGCCGGCGTGAGCCTGGCGGAACAGATGGCAGTCCTGGGCACCCTGGGCAGCAGCATGGAAGGCGGCGAGGCGGGCGGCCTGTACAAGGCGTTTTTCGAGAACGTCAGCGGTGCCTCGGAAAAGCTGGGCATGTCCTTTGTGGACCAGCAGGGCAAGTTGCTGCCAATGATGGACATCCTGGACAAGCTCAAGGGCAAGTTCGGGGATCTGTCGATCGAGGCCAACGGTAAGAAACTGCGCGATGCCTTCGGCGGCGAAGCGGCGCGCCTGATCACCAGTCTGATGGGTGACACCGGCCGGCTGAAAAACGGCATGGAACAACTGGGTAACGTGCGCGGCCTGGAGAACGCCGAGCGCATGGCCAAGGACATGGTGGATCCGTGGCAGCAGTTCGCCGCCGCGGTGCAGGCGTTGCGCATTGCCTTCGGCCAATCGTTGATGCCGATCCTGGAGCCGCTTATGGCCAGGCTGACGGGGGTGGCCACCATCCTGACACGCTGGTCGCAACTGTTCCCCAACATCACCCGGGTGATCAGCATCGCCGTGCTGGTGGTGTTCGGCATCATCGCCGCGCTGTCGTTACTCACGTTGACCGTTGGTATGTCGAAAATGGTCTGGCTGGGCCTGGTCACGGTCTGGAAAGTCCTCACCATGGTGGGCCTGCGCAGCATCGCCATGTTCCTCTACCACACCGTGATGGCGGTCGCGTTTGTCGCCGGCCTGGTGCTGATGGTGGCGTGGATGGGCTTGGTTAAGGGCGCCATGCTGCTGTGGCAAGGGACGATCTGGCTGGTCAACACCGCGTTGCTGGCCAACCCGGTGGCGTGGATCGTGATCGGCATCGTTGCCCTGGTCGCGGCCGTGGCGGCGGCGATCATCTACTGGGACGAATGGACCAGTGCGCTACTCAACAGCGAGGCGTTCCAGTGGGTCAGCGGCCAACTGACCGCGTTGTCTGACTGGTTTGGCTCTATGGGCGGCTGGGCGGGCATGGCCAGCGCGGCGTGGGACGGCATCGTCAACATCTTTAAACAGGCCATCAATGGCTTGATCGAGATGCTGAACAAGATCCCGGGCGTACAGATCGACGCCGCGTTCGGGGATATGCCAGCACCGCCGCAGATGCCCGGTATCAGCGCGCCGCAGGTCTCGGCACCGCTGCTGCCGCAACTGGTGAACACACCCCAGCAACCGATCCAGGCGCCGCCCCTGGTGATGGCCAACACCTCAAAAGCCGCTACACCGGCCATGCCCATGCTCGGCGCCTTGCAGTCTCAGGCTCTGGCGCCTGCCCTGGTCATGGCCCCAGCACCCACCGAGCAGGCCGAACAAAGTCAGCAGCGCATCAACGGCTCTGTGGCCAGCCTGTCACCGAAGCGACCAGATGCCGTGCCCCGGGGCGGCCTGCTGGCGAGCATCCAGAACAACAACCAAACCCAGAACAAGGGCACCCATGTGGAGAACGTAAACATTCACACCGGTAAGCAAATGAACCCGCTGGAGCTGGAAGGCATGTTGGCCATGGCGGTGGGCGGATGAGCGAATACATCGACCTGCTGATCATCGACAACGACCTGGCGCTGGACCCGTCCCGTCAGCCGCTGCTGATCGAGGACCGGGCCAGTATCGCCCAGGATATCGCGCACATGATCCGCGAAAGCGGCCTGCTGGTGACTTTGGTCGCCGAGCGCAGCAAGTTGCGTCAGCGCGACTGCATCCAGCAACTGGAGTTGTTGGTGGAGGCCGACCAGCGCCTGGTGCCGGGTACTGCACTGATTAACCAGGTGCAATCCGGGCAGTACCTGGTCACGGCGAAAACCCTGCAGTTCGGCGACATCGAGGTGACCCTGTGAGCGACGTTGATTTTAAACAGGCGCTGACAGACGCCGGCATCCCGACCACCGAGGACGGGTTGCGCAAGGCGTGGGAAAAGGAAGTCGCGGCCCAGGGTAGCAAGTTGAGCAACACCAGCGCCTATTCGCCGTTCTGGCGGTTGATCACGGCCCTGGTGACCAAGCCCGTTATGTGGCTGATTGGTTTTGTCAGCGACACCGTGCTGCCTAACTTCTTTGTCAAAACCGCCCGCGACAAGTGGCTGGACACGTTGGCCTGGGCGGTCAACGTTGAGCGCAAGGGCGCGACCAAGGCCAAGGGGATGTTGCTGTTTACCCGTGACGCCGCCGGCGGCGCGCTGGAGCTGCCCGCCGGCGTCCTGGTGCAATCGGCGTCTATCAACGGGCATATCTACCAGGTGGCGACCACCCAGGCGGCAACCTTTGCCGACGGTCTGATGCAGTTGGAAGTCCCGGTGGAGGCGCAAGACTTCGGTAGCGGCTACAACCTGGCCCCGGGGTATTACGCCATCCTGCCGGTGCCGATCGCCGGCATCGCCCAGGTGGTGAACGCTGACGGCTGGTTGATTGCACCAGGTGCAGATCCTGAGCCCGACGATCAGCTGCGTTTGCGGGTGCGCAACCAGTTCTCGGCGGTCAACCAGTGGCACACCGACGCGGTGTACCGCGCCATGATTTCCGCCTTCCCAGGCGTGCGGCCAGACGGCGTGTACTTTCTGCACGGTGCGCCCCGGGGCCCAGGCAGCGCCAATGCCTATGTGCTGTTTGACGCGGACGTGCCGGCGGCGACGTACCTGGAGCAAATCAACGCGCATATCCGCGACCAGGGCAACCATGGTCACGGTGACGATCTGCTGGTGATGGTGATGCCGCAGACCCAGCATGCGTTGAAGTTGACGGTGTGGCCACGTCCGCTATTGACCGTTGATCAACGCACCAAACTGCAGGCTGATATCGCGTTGTTCATTCGGGCGGCCTTTCGCGAAAGCACCGCCGGCGACTACCAGCCGACCCTGACCTATCCGCAGTCGCGGTTCTCATTCAGTCGCCTGGGCGAAGAACTCCACCAGCAGTTCGCCGGCATCGAGTCCTTGCGCTTTGATAACACCGATATCGTGTCAGAGCTGACCATTCCCAGGATCACCAGCCTGCAGGTGGTGTTGGCATGATCAAGCTCAAGTTGCCGTTCTGGTTGGATGGGATCGAGCTGACCAAGCTCAAAGCGGCCAGCCAAAAGTGGTGGGAGACCGTCGAAGGATGGCTGCAATGGCCGCTGCTGCAGATGGATGCCGACACCTGCCATTTGACCGTGCTCGATCTGCTGGCCTGGCAGCGGGATATCAGCCGCTTCAAGGACGAACCCGAAAGCCTGTACCGCTTGCGGGTCAAATTCGCTTTCATCAATGCGGTCGATGCCGGCAGCACGGCGGGGCTTAAACGCATCCTGCAGCGCCTGGGCGTGGGCTATGTCGAGATCGACGAGCGTATGCCCGATCGGGACTGGGACGTGGTGCAACTGCGCCTTTCCGACTCCCAGCTCTCGCTGAACCCTGAACTGTTGCGCGTGCTGATCCAGCAATACGGCCGCACATGCCGGCGCTACGACTTCGTGACCATCACCCCCGTATCACTGCGCATCGTCGCGGTGGACTTCAACGACGACCAGCAAACGCTGGTTGCCAGCCTGTAGGAGCCTCCCGTGGGAGCCAGCATTACCCTTGCAGGTGAAAGCCTGATCGCACAAAAACAAGGCGCACAACTGCCCCTGGTTGTGTCTCGTTTTATCCTGGCCAACGTGCCGGGGCTCAATCCTAACGGCCCGGTCAACCGTGCTGCCGGCAAACCGCCGGCGGCGCAGATTGTCGGCACTTATGAGGTGACCCAGAAAGGCTTCGTGAACCCCAATCAGGTGGTGTACAGCCTGATGCTGGGCAGTGACGTGGGCGACTTCGACTGGAACTGGATCGGCATGGAAACCGCCGACAACGTGCTGCTGGCTGTGGCCTACGTGCCTGTGCAGCAGAAGCGTAAGAACATTCCGCCGCAGCAGCTGGGCAACAACGTTACCCGCAACTTCCTGGTGGTGTTTGACGGCGCCCAGGCGCTGACCGGGATCACGATAGATGCCAAGACCTGGCAGCACGACTTCACCGTGCGCTTGGCCGGCATCGACGAGCGCGAGCGCCTGAGCAACCGCGATATCTACGGGCCTGCGTGCTTTTTCGGCGCAGCCTGGCAGGTGGAAAAGGTCGGCAGTGCGTACCAGGTCAAACCTGGCCAGGCGTATGTCGAAGGAATTCGCCTGATCAGCACCGCCGCAACCCCTGTGACGGTGCCGGCTGTTCCGACCACTGTCTGGTTGGATGTGGCCCTGGAGCGACAACTGAGCGACGTAGTACCCCGTTGGTCGGTGGTGTGCGCCGCGAACAAGGTCGATTACACCGACAGCTCCGGCACACGCCATTACTGCGTTCGGCTGGCCGACCTGACGGCCTCGGCGGTCACTGACCGGCGCTCGGTAGAGCCCATCAACAGTTCGTTGCTGCAGTACCTGGCCGCCCGAACCGGTGACTATCCGAACCTTCGAGCGCGAGCGACCACCAAGGAAGACGTAGACCTGGGCAATCTGCCGAACGCTCTAAGCGACGATGACGCCAGCGATAGCAGCGTGGTGCTGGCCACCACCAAGGCCGTCAGGTCGCTGCGCACCGCTTTGAGCAAGTTGATCAAGGATCTGGTGGATGGCGTCACCCCGGCGGGGAAGGCCAAGAAGCTGGAAACCGCTCGCAAAGTGGCAATCAGCGGCGCCGGTACCGGCAGCGCGAACTTTGACGGCAGCGCTGATATCGATATCGCGCTGACCTTGGCCAACTCCAGCATCAAAGCCGGGACCTACACCAAGGTAACGTTCAATGAAAAGGGCCTGGCCGTGGCGGGTTCCAACCCTACTCGGTTGGCCGATTACAGCATCACCGACGCACTGTATGTCGGTGGCCCGAGCACCCAACGGCCTGCGCTGTCCGCACCGAAGGCGGGCGGCCTTAGCGTTGTAGGGGCTGGCGCGCTGGAGATCCGCGAAGCCCAACTGGTTGGCAGCACCTCAAGAGACTTCCTTTACGCACCGCGAGTGTTTTTCAACTGGTCCAACGTGGTCGCCGGCGAACTGGCCATGGACAGCGCCCAACGGCTGCTGTGGAACTCCGCCGCGCTATGGACAACCGCGACCTTTAACCCAGCCCAAAAAGCGGATGTAGGCACAACGGTTGAATCCTATGGCATCAAAAACGCCCTGATTGTTGGTCCTGCAAGCTCCCAGCGTCCCATTTTGGCTTCGCCGCAGCCGGTGGGAACGGGCGGCTACGGCGGCGCGTTGGAGATCCGCGAAGCGCAATTGGTGGGAGCCACCAAAAGCACCCTTGAGTATTCGCCGCGCATGCTTTTTCACTGGGCCGGTCGAATTGCGCAGGGCTTTGGCATGGACGCCCAGGGGCTGCCGCGTTGGGGGGAGAGCTTTATTCCGCTGCTGCAGCAGGTGGCCCCGACCGTCAGCATCGAGGCGACCGGGCACATCATCATGCCCAAGGAAATGGGCGGTTGGATCGTTCAATGGTTCGAAGGCCCTCAATCGAAAAACGAGAGCGATCCCTATCCAGAGATCAGTTTTCCGTTCGCGTTTCCGGTCGCGTGCGTGTTCGCCGGCGCCTTCACTCGCAACGTACCCGACACCATCATGGCCGACCAAATGTTCCAGGTGTCGTCCTGGACCAGGCAGGCAATCAAGCTGTTTCCCCAGTGGTTTGGTACCGCCTACCAAGGGTTCAACAGACCACTAATTTTTGCGATCGGCAAATAAGGGAGCGTCATGGAACAGTTTTTCTACAGCATGTCCCAAGGCAACTTTTTACGCGGCTCGCTGCGCGATGCCTACGAGGCCGCCGGCACATGGCCCAAGGATGTGCGAATAGTCCCGGAAGCCCGCTACAACGAGTTTGTGGCAGGCCGTGCCGAGGGTAAAAGTATCGTCCTGAATGCCATGGGCAAGTTGGAGCTTGCAGACCCGCCACCGCCGCCGCCACCCACGGTAGACATGCTGTGCGCCCAGATCGACGTGGAGGCCGATAACGCTAGGCAGACCGTGGCAGGTGACCCGCTACGGGCCGTCGAATACGAGCGTGCCGCCCGTGAGGCTGAAGGTTTCAAAGACGCGGGTTATCCAGAAAGCGACGTGCCGCGATCGGTAGCCGCGGGGGCCATCAACGGCAAAACATCCCAGGAAGCTGCAGATGAGATCCTAAGCGCTGCCGCTCAGTACCACGAAACCCTCTATCAGATCCGTGAACACCGCCTGCAGGCTAAGGCCGACGTGCGGGCGCTCTATGTCGAAGGTGATAGCGCCCCAGCCGAGCGTCGTGTATCGGACGTGATCGACGCTCTGCGTTTGCTCGCTGATGGCCACAACCTGGTTGAAAGGTCATGACCTGGGCGCCCGTGACCATGCGCTGGCCCGAGCAGGCCACGCATTGGATGGGGCAGATGGCCGCTGCGAAGGATCTGGCCGGTGCTGAACAGGCCAGCACGGCCAAGCGCCTGGCGGGCCTCAACGGCAAGACCAGCACCAACCCGGGGCCGGTCGGTGATGCCGCCCAGGGCGCGATCGCTGCCGGCCGTGCCGCACTCGCCGGCCAGATGGGCGAGGCGCCGGCGTGCCTGGTGGTGACACCGTTTCAAAGTGGAATTGGCCAGGGCCGCGGATACCAGCGTTTTCTGTCTGCGCCCAACTTGCTGCAGCAGCTCGCCGGCAAACTGGTGGACGTGAGCGACACCGGCCGGCCCGATGGCCCCCAGTTCGCCCTTTGCCTGATGTTCCTGGCCACACGCTTCGACCAGTTAGCCGAGAGCCTGGCGCGCTTCAATGCGCTGTTGCCGATGCCCGACCTGGTGCGAGCCGAACGCCGTGCGCGGCACCTGTCGAAGCTGGAAACCGAAAAGTGGGAGATCCCCGCCGCCGGCACCTTACCGCGCTGGCAGACCTTGCCCCTGGAGCGCTGCACGGTGGTCAAGACGGCCCAGCAATCCATGGCCGGCCAGATCGCCGTCCTGGAGAGCTACGCCGCCGATAGCTCGCCTATGGCAGCCCTTGCGGCTCTGGCCACACGCAAAGCCGCCCAGCAACAGAGCCGCGACAAACAACTGGACGACCTGAAAGCCCTTCTGGCCAACGGCAACCCCGACAGCAGTATGCGCGCGCGCCTGATCGGCCCGGGCAATGCCACCGAGCTGCGCCAGGCGCTGTTGCAAGGCGAGGCCCCCGGGCATGAGTGGGTGTTGTGTGCCGGCGCGCTGCTGGTGGGATCTGAGCAGGGCCTGAGCTTTGTTCGTGAGTTGGTGGGGCTATGACGCTACTACTCGACGGGCAAGAGGTACGCGGGAAGAACCTCAAGGTCACCGGCAATCTGCGCATTGAGAGCGACGACCTGTCAGGCCAAACCAGCAACACCGGCAAGGGGCACAAGGGCTTCAAGCCCAAGACCCTAACGGTCACGCTGATGATTCCTTTTGTTGACCAGGTGCAACTGCGCGACCTGATGCGCCTGGTGGAAGCGACCGCCGGCGGTGGTCAGCTCAAGACGTACCGCATCGTTAACGACACGGCCGCCGCGTTTGGCATGCGCCAGGTGACGTTCACCGAAGGCGTGAGCGCCCGGGAAGACGACAGCCTGCGCGCCTGGCTGATCCAGTTCACCCTGACCGAGAAGCTGTCCAACCCTGAGAAAGTCGAAGGCCGGCGCCCGGGTAACAAGGTGGCGGCCCAGTCCGGCCCAGGTGGGGCAGTGGGCGGCACCGGTGGTGGTGGGGGCTCCAGCGAAGCCCCCGAAGAGCTGACGGGCTTCGAAGCCACGCTGAAAAAGGTAGATGGCTGGCTGGGCGGGAGTAGCACCCCATGAAACTGCACAAGGTGTTGGCCATCGGTGGTGTGCCCTATGTCCTGGTCAAAAACGAAGTGCGGCTGGACGCCAAGAGCCCCGGCCGGGCGACCTTCACCATCCAGGCCACAGCGCCGGTCAAAGGGTTGGTGACACTCGATATCGGCTACAACGACAGCACGCTGCAGCGTCACTTCATTGGCTACGTCGAACGCTGCAGCACGGCCAGCAGCACCCAGCAGGTGCTGTTCTGTCGCGAACTGGCGGCGATCCTGGCCAACCCGTTGCCGCTGAACCTGCGCCACGTCGATCTGCGCGCCGTCCTGGTCGAGATCAGTCAGCATACCGGCCTGCGCTTTCGCGTGCCGGACAAGCCCTACGCCGGGGTCAAGGCGCCTTTCTTCTACAGTTTGGCCGCTGGTTACCAAGCGATGGACAGCCTGGCCCGGGTGTTCAACATCCCCGACTTTATCTGGCAGCAGCAGGGTGACGGGGAAGTGTTCGTGGGCAGTTGGGCTGACAGCTTCTTTGGCGTTCGCCCGCCGCTGCAGTTGCCGGCGGAAATGTTCGACGACTACCAGGGCAACCAAAGCGCGATGATTGCAGCCCTTCCCGGGTTGCGACCAGGTGCAACGATCAATCACGGCGAGCGCATCACCAGTGTGGCCCTCGTCGATAACCAGATGGCCATCCGATGGACGACGCAATCAAGCGCAGCGTAGAACGACAATTCCCTGAACTGACCGGCGGATATCACCTGCCACGCTTTGCCCGGGTTGTCGCCGTGGCCGACGCCCCGGCCGGCGCCGGGATCTGTGACGACTTCCGGCCGCGCTATGCAGTTGATATCGAAGTACTGGGGCCGGATGGCGAGCCAGACAGCAAGCTGCCGATCCTGGCCAGTGTGCCCCTGCCACTGCCCACGGGTGGCGAGGAAATGGGCATCTATGCCTTCCCCGAGGAAGGCACCCAGGTGGTGGTGTGCTTTGCCTATGGCCTGCCGCACAAGCCCTATATCCAAACCATCCTGCCCCATGGCCTGAGCATGCCCAGCGTGCCGAAGGGTGACCAGGTGTGGCAACACAGCGAGGCGTGCCAGCAGCGTGTGGACGCCGACGGCAACTGGCTACGCCAGACTGACGGCAAGATCCTGGACAAGGCGATCGAGCGGGAAGTGGAGGCGATGGGCAACACGGAGCGCTATCAGAACCACACCAGGACGGTAGACGACCATTCAACCGAGTCAGTGGGGGGCATCAAGACGCTGGAGGCGCTGGGCGCGCTCAAGCTGTTGTCGGGCGGATCTGCGAGCCTGGCGGCAATGGATGACCTGCACCAGGCGACCGGGCGGGACTTGAACCTGGTGATTGGGCAGAAGCTTAACGCAACGGTGGGGGGCGACATGGAGGAAAGGATTGAAGGGCTGCGCGAGAGTGTGGCGGCGGTCAGCCAGCGACTGGTCGCGCCCCAGACCTGGTTGGGATCCGAAAGTGTTAACGTGCTGCAGGTGCTTTGCGACTTGCTCGACCTAGTGCTACAGATGAACTCCCAACTGGCCAGCCATACACATGGCCCCACGCCGCCACCTGGGAATGCTTCGACATTTACAGAGTACGCGGCGAAGGCTTCGGCACTATCAACAACGATGAGCCCTATCACGCTCTGACCAACAAATTTCCCTGCTTCGTTTATATTTTTCGGCAAGTGCACAAGGTTTCTAGTCTGGAGCTATGATGGATTGCATTAACACGCGAAACAAAAGTTTCGTTACTGCTACGTGTTCGGTGGTGCAATTATGCGAAAAAAACAGACAAAAGTTAGACCTCCTTTTGAAGCGGGAAGATTGCTCGACAATGCAAAGAACTCGATAGCATTAGGTGTTGAAGACTTCAACAGTAGCCAGGCCGAAGGGGGGAACAGCAAAAGGGTTCTATCTGCCGCCCGTAACTTTTACTCGGGGCTTCTACTGTTGTTTAAATTCAGAATTGCCATCTCTACACACGATGTGGATAAGTCCGAAGGGCTTGTATATGAGCCAGAAAAAGTATTGCCATACTTGGTAGGGAACGGCGCCATTGAATGGCGACCTGCCAATTTAAGAAAAAATACAATTGACTTTGGGACTATCCAGAGTCGCTTTGAAACTTTAGGTATTAAAACTGATTGGGCAGCTGTAAAAAAATTACAGGACTGTAGGAACGACCTGGAGCACTTTAGTCCGGACCATTCCATGGCAGATATAGGTCGATTTGTTGCCAACCTTTTTCCGTTACTACATCAGTTTATCGTAGATGAACTCAAAGGTGCGCCGGCCGAACTATTGGGCTCTGCGTGGACGTCGATGCTTGAGTTTCATGACTTTCATAAAGCAAACTTAGAGAAGGTTAGTTCTCAGTGGGCGAGCTTAAAGCTCCCAGTTTCAGCAAGCCGCTTACTCGAAGAGTGCAAGTGCTATGAATGTAACTCAAGTTTATTGGCTCCGAATAGAAATGATGTCGCAGCAGGCGTTTCGATAGACGTCTCAGAGTTTCGGTATGAGTGTATCGAGTGTCATTACACAGACTCTCTATCCGAACTGTTGGAAGCTGAGTTATCTTTGATTCAAGATTCGGATATCTTTAGTGAGGACAGTAATATCGTTGAGTGTGATAGTTGTTTTTTTGTACTGTTCTCTTTGAATGACTTGGCTTGCCATTGGTGTGGCTATACTAAGACTATTCCGCGCTGCGGCACGTGCAACTCATACTTAAGTGAATTGGAAGTGAAATACGGCAGTACTACTTGCGAGCGTTGTAGCGAGGACGAGTATTTGCTTTCTTTAGAAAATAGGTAACCACGCAGAAATCCAAGAGAGCATCACGCCTCCCTGCACCACCAGGACTGCGCATATGCGCAACCGTCCACATACTCAATTCCACTCAAGACAAAGCCGGTGGGTGCCACTCCAGCCAATGTTGCATCCAACAAATGGGGCAACGGATCTGGCTCAAGTGGCGTCCCCTTAATCAGCCTCGCTACATTTGAACTACGCCCGAGTTCGTTGCTCAGCTCAGCGGAAACTCGTACGTCCCCTTTAATAGCAACGTAGCGCCTGCGTTCGTGCGGCGTTAACGCAACTCCATTGCAGCGCATCGGAGTGACCAGCATGTGCATGTGCATTTCTCCTACCTATCGTCGATGCGCTCGTCTAGGAGCGCTTCTACGGCGTAAGCCAAGGCACCATCCGCTTGTTCTACCAGATCACTGAGGCCGTTGTGGTCGATTACCTGTGTTCTATGAAGCGCGTGTGCACCATCCAGCAGCACCTTATGGTGAGCGCCTGGATGACTTAGCAATGCTGCTTCGTCTTTCAGGAACGACAACCATGTCTGGATCGTCCACGCCTGCGGAGGATTACCTGGGCTCATTCGCGACACCTTCAAATTAGCTGTATATGCAAACAGTATATTGATTGGTCAAACCTGAGAGAACAGCTTCCGACGAAATGCTAGCCAGGCTACCGCTTGAAATTCCGGCGTGAAGAAAAAATCGGCCGAAAAAGCACTTATCCCCCTCCCGCCGACGGGCTATCCGTGGTGAAAAAATGCAAAGACGCAGTGCAGTACATTCAGTAGCCTAGCCGAGGCTGGCTGGGGGGCTAGCGCGTGGGAGTGCATTGCACTGCGCGCAAGGTTTTGAAAAAAGATGTCATGCTCTTACATTGCGTAGTAGAGGCATTAGCGAGGGGGAGGCCTTGCAACCCCCCGGCCTGCTCAGGCGAAAGTTGTAAAACTTCGTGCGAAGGGTGATTTTCAAAATCTGAATCGCATCCCCGCGATGCATATCAGGCCTTGACGGGCAAGATCCACTCATGACGCAGCAAGTCAATCAGGTCGCGGCTTTCAACGACATTCTCGCTGGTTTTTTGAATTGCAAATTGCTGAGCGCTGGGGGGACGCGATAGGCCCGTACTCTATGAGGTGTTTTACTTCACTCTGCAGCAGCAACGCGTTGGTTTAATTTCGCTTCCAGCGATGACACAAAAGCTTCAAGGCTAAGACTTATCTCACGTGAAGTGGCTAAATCTTTGTATTTCTTGAAGCAAATACTGATTTCTGAAAAAGAACTATGATTTTTTTCTATACGGCGACCCTGTCTGGTTAGGTTTCTTTCTAAGTGTGTATAACACGAAACTTCCCTGAGTCTGTCCGTTGTTGTTCTACCATAATGGGTCAATAGCCAACAGTCTGTAGAGTGAACTGCAATCGCCATTATCAATCGATCACCATATGACTCTAAAAATTCTTCACCGAGCCACTCGTGGATTTTAGTCGACACACGGCCTAAAAGTGTGGTGGCTGGTATTTGGTTGCCGTCTTCAAAAAGTGACACCCCGAAATTTGCATGAGTGCACACGTCGGTGTCAATGTGGATCACAAGGTAGTCATTAAACTCTAATGCTTGTTCTAATCTTTCGGAGGACTGGCAAAATTCTTTTACGCGCTCCCACCCTCCGAAATTGCCTGCTGCTGTTCGGGATCGGTCTGTTGCATCTCGCAATGGCTGAAGAGGCTTAATGTCTGCTTCGTCTTCAGTGTCTTCCAAGATGTTGCTAGATACGGTGAATATAATTCGTTCAATTACAACTTGATCGGTGATTCCTTCCGCTACAAGTGCAAAACTAGGCAT